CCTTGGGCGTTGTGGCCGTTAGAGACGACGATTTCGCCTTCAGAAGGGTAGTTGTGGTCGTTCGGGTCTTTGGGGTCGAGATGACGGGGGACTTTGTAGACCTTCCGGGCTTGACGACCGGTGTTGCGATCGACTTCTTTGAATTCGATCTCAGCTGGTGGATCGGTGTTGAGGTAGTGACCTACGAGTAAGCGCCAACGAGCCATTATGGCCTCCTATTGTCTGGCGAAGCAGAGGTAGTTGATTACGGTAGAAGCGGTGGAGGTTTGGGTGATGGTTAGTACGGAAGCGGTAGTAGCCCATGACATAGCGGCTAGGTTACCACTTTGCCAATTGAGAAGGCAGACTGGCGCTACGACGTAAGGGGTGGCGAAGGTGACGGTGCAGGTGGTGGTAGGGGTAGTGCCTACGGTTACGGTTCCTGCGAAGTCGTTGCCGACGACAGAAAAGCCAGTAGTGCCGCAAAGGGTAGGGGTAGGCGCTGTGCCGAGGTTGCTCAAACGCCCAACAGAGACGGAGGCATTGCCAGCCCTGTCGAAGCGAATAGGTCCGCTATCGCCTGGGATGGTTTGGACTGCGGTTTGTGCAAGGGCAAGGGTAACCCAGACGATGGGAAGGGACAGTGCTAACAGAAGTCGTTTCATTGTTCCCTCCTAGTTGGTGTAGTAGACGATGATGCCAAGAGGGCCTGTGCCGGTAGTGACGAGGCAAAGGTCGTTAGCGACACCTGAGGCATTGACGGATGGGATAGCGATGTTAGCGCCAGTAGTGTGGTCGACCATAACGCCGTTGATGCCGAGGGCGAAGACGGGGGTTATGGAGACGGTGCCGGTAGCGCAGTTGGTTCCAGTGCCATAGGATAGGGCAAAGGTAGCTGCAGCTGCGCCTGCGTTAGCGGTAAAGCCGCAGATGTTGATTGAGGTGCCAGCAGCGCCGGAGACGATCTTGGTTAGCGCTACAGCGGCTTGTGAGACCTGGAAGGTCTTAGCGCAGATCAATGGTTGCCCACCGGGTTGCGCAAAGGCGGGGAAAGTGAGGGCCACGAAGGCCCCCACGATCCAGAGTGTTCTGAGCTTCGTCATGTCGTACTTATCCCTCTGCCAAGGGAGGGTCCGTTGTCTACGGAGTAGAAGGTAGTGGTCCCGTTCACGGAGCCTGAGTAGCCATAGAACAATGTTCCGTTCAATGCTCCGTTGACTATCTCATGCCGTTGAGCGCCGGAGGCTTTGGTTGACGTGACAGTGTCGTAGCGGTCGTCAGCGTCAACCACGATGTAAGTCGTCATAGGGTCCTCCGTTAGTTGGCAATGGTGATGCCAGCTGGGTAGCCACCGAGCACTGCGTTGTTTGTGGCGTTGTACATTTGATCCATACGATCGAGAACGATCCATGCACCGAGGGCTCCAGTGAGGTGAGTACCAGTGCTGACGTAGCCTAAGCGTAGGAAGCGAGGGATACCAACGCCAGCTGGAGGTCGAGGCATGTCCATGTCGTACAGGCGTGCGCCTGCGACTAGGGAGGCTTCAGCGTAGACTGGAGAGGCCCACCAGTTGGTGTATGAGCCGGGAGCGCCAGAGCCGTTATCAGGTGCGCCTTGAAGGACGACCTGAAGGGTTGTGCCGCTGCCGAAGGTGGTTGTGATTTGGACCAAGAGCTTCAGCGCAGGGCTATCGCCTATGCCCATATCTCGGGCACCTTGCAAGTTGGCAAGGACCGGGATGCCGGACATGTGAAGGTCGATGACGTTGCTGGAGTTCTGAGAGCCAGTCGTTGGGAGATCGTAGTTCGTCCCGGTTACGACGATGCCGCCGGTGGCCGGGAAGCCAGTGAACTGTAGAAATGCGTCGAGGATCATGTTGTGCTCCTTTCAGGCCACAGTGGCTTCGTTGTTGAGGATCGCGTCGCAGGTGCGAACCGGGATACCACGGAAGGTCGTGACGGGTTTGCCATCGAACTCCTCGATACGGAGGAGGACGTTGGTTTTGTTCATCGCCTGCAAGTCGAGGTAGGTTCGGACGACACGGTTGCAGTAGATGACTGTGCGACCCATATTGGCCCGGACTTCAGGGGAGTCCGAGGTTTGGATAGTGGTAGCGGAGACCGGTGCGGTGGGGAGGCGGTAGAGGGCACGAACCAAGAGGTTGATTAGGTTCGCGGCGCTAACGCCGGTTAGGAGGGTTACGTCGATGTTACAGACTCGTGCAACGTAACGCCAGTCTCGGAGGACCAAGCCGATTTCCCATTTGAAGTGATCCCGGTAGGCTTGGAAGGTGTTGGAAGCGGAGTCGAGGACAGGCCACTCGCCCATGTCACGGTGTTGGAGGCCGGTGATCTTGCCCTTTGGGAAGGTAGCGTGGAGGGTGTCGGATCCCCACACAGCGATCCACATGGAGGTGTTGGTAGAGGCAGCGCCACCACCGGAGAGTACGTTGGCTGCGGTGGAGGAGTTGGCAGCGGTTAACGTCGAATAACGTGGGGCAAGGCCGGTAAAGCGTTCAGGGTTGGTGGATTGGTTGCCGTAGATAAGAGTGGAGGCAACCTGTTGTGACATACCCTCGAGGAACGCTTTGACTTCGGACAGGCGGAACTCAGCGGTGTTGCCGTTGAGGTCAGCGATGTCCTTGTCGATAACGGCGTAGGTTTCGAGGTTGCCGCAGGTATCGACGATCTGCGCTGTGGTTGACTTGGCATTGGGAACGCCTTGGTTCAGCAAACGCCAAGTGGCTTGTGGTAGGCCGGTGCGAACGGTCGTTTTGTGACCGGTCGGTAGGTTGCCTTCGACGACGAGCATATCGTCGAGGATTTCGTTGGTCTGAGAGAGGAGTTCGATGATCGCTGCGATGCGATAGTCATCCCCCATTCTCTTAGCCCAATCGGCATAGGTTAATGCCGTTGCGCCTAAGGTAGCCATTATGGCTCTCCTAACTGGTTAAGTTTCAAGGGGCGGACCTTTCTCCCATCTGCGCTTTGCGGTTCATCCTCTCTGAGGCTGGGTTCAGGGTAGATTCGGGTAGAGGGCTTTGGCAGCGGTTGGTGTAGCGGATTGGCCAGGGGCTCGTTGGCCAAGGGCCGAGGGGCCGGTGCCGGATACGTGACCGCCTTCGGTAACGGCTTGCGCAAGCTTCCAGAAGGCCTTTACGAAGGCTGGGTGGTTGCCTGCGCCTGTGAGATCCATGGCGGTGCGGAAACCCTCGGTGAGTTTTGCGTCGCCGAGGCCATCGAGGGCTTTGCCAATCGTCGTTCTGATTTCTGGAAGCCGATGGCCCATATCTGGGTCGAGCTTGATTTCGTTGGTCCATTTCTCTTGAAGCTCTTCCCAGGCTTTGAATGGGGCGTTGAAGGCTTCTTGGTTCGTAGCGACATATTTGTCGATGAGCTTCTGGCCCTGGGCTTGGGTTAGGTTCAATTCCTTGAAGAGTTCCCCGACTTCTTTGGTTTCCTTCTCATCCATCTGGTGGCCTTCGGGGACTTTGAAGGCTTCGTATTTCTCAGGGGCGCCAACAGCTTCGGCTTTCTTCTCGCCTTTGTTGAGGAGAGAGGATTTGTCTTCCGGCGGTTTAGCTTCAGTTGACGCTGGTGGCAGCGTCGTCGGTGGAGTCGTCGGGGGCGTCTCCAAAGCCGTCGGGGGCGTCTGGTCCTTGATCACTCCCGTCTCTGTTCTCGCTGCTGGTTCGTTCGCTAGTGCTACGTCGCTCATTTGATTCCCTCATCATTTGGATGTAATCGTCGGGACAGGAGGCCATGATGTCGTTGAGGAGGCGGAGACCGATGTCACGTTGGCCTTCCATGAACGCCATGGTTGTAGGGTCTCGGTTGTAGCTGGTACGGAAGATGTGGCACGACTCAAGAGTCTCCAACACCCATCTCCTTCCGGGTATGGCAGACATGAGTCCCACAATGACTTCTCGGCGCTGTTGCTCGGCGAGCTTTGCATCTTTCTCTGCCCTTCGGACGTCCTTGCGTTCAGCGGCGTTATAAGCCATCACACATTCCAACTATTGATATTGCTACGGGCACTCCCTTTGCGCTAGCTTCGCTAGGTGTCCTGCAGGTTCGGCATATCCAGCGATATACTTGTTGGATGTTCTTAGGTCCGTTGGACTTTGGGAATTGAACCGGCCACTCGCCCATAAATCGCATAGGCTCTCCACAACCGTTGCATAGAGTGACTAGTTCGTTCGCTTGATCGTTCGTCATCATCTTTTCTCCGGAGCCATGATGTTTGGCATTGGGCCGAAGCCTGGAATGGAGGCGCCGCCTTTGCTTAGCAAAGCTGAAGCTGCTAAGAGTAGGAGGCAGATTAAGGCGACGACTGTGATGATATAGCGGATTGCTGTGACGATTGGTTCACCAACTCCCATCGCAGAGCCGATCCAGCTGAGGACCATGTCAACGATGTAGAGAACGGCAATTAGGATAAGAACACCGACGGCGAAGGTGATGATGCCTTGTGGGGTAGCGGAGAAGGCGCTGCCACCGAAGCCTAGCGCAGCGGCAACGGCTAGGATGAAGGCGATTAGAAGGCAACAGCCTACGGCGATCTTGGCGATCTTGGCAAGAAGAGCGTCCTTGGCTATTCCGTCGATAGTGATGAAGAATATAGCGCCTACTCCTAAGAGCAGGATTATGCTGATAATAAAGGCGATAAGTCCTGACATTATGTGCTTCCTCCTCCTACCATTGCTTGAAGGGCGTTTTGGCCTCCCCCAACGTCTGTGGCGCTAAGGTTCTTGGCGCTCGCA